AAGGCCATGAAAAAGAAAGGCAAGGCTAAAGCTAAAGGAGCTACATACGAGTAATGGCTACTGTAGCGCAAGTCGCAAAAGCATCACTCCAGCGAATTCTGGTTCAAGCATCTGAGTCTCCTCTGGAGCCCGATGAGTACCAAGATTACATATTCGCTCTAAATAATTACATGGCTCAGCTAGATGCTCAGGGCATCACACTTGGCTATACCGAGGTCGATAACCTTGGAGATGAAATCACTGTACCAACCGGCGCGCTGCGCGGAATCATCGCTAACATGGCGATAGAGGTCTCCCCTGATTACGGGGGTGTGGTTTCAGAGGGTCTGGTTAAAGCGGCCAGAGAGGGCATGAATACTATGCGTACCATTGGCGGTCGCATGGGTCCAACCTCACTACCGTCAACACTGCCGATAGGCGCAGGAAACGAAGACGACAGCTACGGGCTTTCTGGTCATTTCTACCCAGAACAAGAAGCAGAGATACTCGCCGAATCTACTGGCGCAATTGGATTGGAGCTTAACACGCAATGACAATTAGAGCCGATGGTCGCAGGAAAAGCGAGTTCATAGCTAAAGATACCGTCCAAGCCGGCGGCTATCTTGATTACGTTGTGAACGGGACAAACTACAAGATCAGCTACGATAACTTCGTGGCCAACCTTGGCGTCACTGGCTCAATCGTTCAGACTGGCGCAATGACTGGCGCCGCCATATTAGATGTTCAAGGATCGGTAAATAATATTCGAAACCTTGAAAGCGGAGCCGGTATAGCAGTCTCGGTATCTCCAGAGAACGGCGCCAAGATCACTCATAATTTTACTGCAAGCGCAGACGGGTTTCCAATCCTTCTAAACACGACCGCAGCATCTCCCACAATTGCAAGCATTGTCGCTGGCGCAGGTATTAGCATTGCCACGATTAATAGTAGCGGCATTCAGATATCATCTATTGCTGATGAGATTTACGCGCAAGTAACAATGCACGGGAATACAACAGCCACGGTAATCAGCACTATCAATGTTCCTGTAAAAGTAGCCGGAACATGGGTTGTGGGAACGAACTCAAGCTTCACTGCATCCACAACCGGCAGGCTTACTTACACCGGCGGGACAACTGAGACGGTGGCTTTTAGGGCTTCGGTGACTCTGGTTCCGGTAGGAACAAATCAGGTTCTTACTATTCAACTTGCGAAGAACGGCACGGTAATTCCAGACTCTCGAATAACCAGAACCGTAAGCGCTGGAGCAAGCGGAAACGTATCCGTGTTCTATAACTCAGCCATGACCGCATCTGATTATATGGAGATATTCGTTTCAAACGGTACTAGCACTAATGATATTACGGTAGTGGATTGTTTGTTCGGAGTCTCTTAGATGCCTGTAACCCAACTGCCTATAGCGAACGGATTCTATGTTAGTGACTCCCTGCCAATCGCGGCGCAAGAGTGTACCAACTGGTACCCTAACATTGTTCAGGGCACTGGTTTGTCTCAAGAAACTCTATTCGGCACTGAGGGCATTGTTCAGCTCGCTTCGTCGGGGATACTTGATAACGTAAACCGTGGCGCTCACGAGATGGCTGGTAAGCCTTACTTCGTGAATGGCGAGCGGTTATACCGTCTAGATGAGTCTGGCGACGATTACAGCCTAACCTTTATCGGCGACGTTGCTGGCGTTGCTCGCGTCTCTATGGCCGATAACGGAACGCAGCTAATGGTGCTCGTGCCTAACGGTAACGGTTATATCTATAACCACGTTACGGACACGTTCGCCCAGATCACAGATTCTGACTTCACAGCGAATGGTGCCCCTCAGTTCGTTGTGTTTATTGATGGCTACTTCTTAATCACCACAGACTCTAAGAAGTTCATAGTAAGCTCCATCAATGACGGCCTGAGCTATAACGCTCTAGACTTCGGTACAGCCGAGTCAGACCCCGATGATATTGTGGCTCCAGTCGTCTACAAGAATCAGCTATTCATCTCAGGCGGCCAGACGTTTGAGGCTTTCCAGAATATCGGCGGAGCTGACTTTCCATTTCAGCGGACCGGACTATTTCTCCAGAAAGGATGCTATGCGCCCTACTCTCTCGTAAACGCGCAAGACACCTTTATGTGGGTCGGCGGCGGAGAGAACGAGGGACCGGCTATCTGGGCTCTTAACGGTAACAGTACAGTCAAAGTCTCTACGACTGCGATTGACTCTCTTTTATCAAAGCTGTCAGATACTCAGGTTGCAAGCATCTACTCATGGGCATACGCTAGCAAGGGAGCCTACTTTATAGGCTTCGCCCTGCCCTCTACAACGCTTGTCTACGATACGACAAGCCAGAGGTGGCATGAACGCAAGTCGTTCTTAGAGGGCAATCTAGGAGCCCTGAGGGTGTCCTCTGTGGTTAAGGCGTACAATCAGATTCTCTGCGGCGACATCATTGACGGCCGCATTGGTCAGTTTGATCAAAACGTCTACACAGAATACGAAAACACCATCGTGCGCCGAGTAGCTACACAGCCTTTTCAAAACAATATGCAGTCAGTGTTTTTCCCAAGCTTAGAGCTCACGGTAGAATCAGGCGTTGGGAATGAAGATGTCGTAGATCCTCAGATCGTGCTCGAGCGGTCCAAGGACGGCAAGACATGGAGCGGGCCCATCTCTCGCAGCATAGGCAAGATTGGTGAGTACAGCCGTCGCGCTATCTGGCGTCGCAATGGCAGAGCTTCAAGATTTGAGGTATTCCGGTTCACCCTAACGGATGCGGTCAAGCCTGTAATAATACAGCTAACCGCTAACATCATTGGTGGCGATAAGTGAGCAGCCCTAGGCTTAACGCAGCCCAGCCTATCGTTGAAAGCGATGGGACCATGGCTCAGCCGTTCAGGCAGTTCACTCAGGACGCAAGCCTAAGCATCCCCATAGTAGGTGTGGGCTCGCCAGAGGGCGTAGTAGAGGCTAGACAGTACAGCCTTTACATTAACTCCGCTGGAACCACAGGATCTATAGAATATAGGAAAATGCTACCGTCAATTGGTGGCGACGTAACACAGGGCTGGATAGCGGTTTAGCCAGCAAAATGTGGTAAAATTAAATAAATTAAGTAGGTGGGATTAAGATGGATCCAGTAACTGGTGCATTAATTGGCGGTGGAGCAAGCTTGGTCGGCTCCTATATGCAAAACAAAGCCAATGAGAAAATGGCCGAGCAATCCGCAGCCCAGCGAGCGCAAGAGATAAGCATGATCAAGGACTACGGCCAGCGCGCCACAGAGTCCATGCTCCCTGCCTATCAGGCGGCTCAAGACATTCGCCAACAGGGCATGAACCAGAACCTTGCTCTTGCCGGCCAGACTTTCCGACCTATGATAGATGCTACTCAGACTGGCGACTATATGGCGCAGCAGGCGCTTCTAGCAGGCCTTATGGGGCAGCGGTCCGCAATCCTTGGCGACAACATCAACTACGGCAACTTGCAGGCTCAGAGCGTCCCTATGGACTACTCGCAGCTAACAGGTTTGACGAATCCTCAAGGGCTAGACTTCAAGCCGTTCGAGCAGATTCAATACTCAAACGCCGGTGTAATGGATTGGGACGCAAACACTGCCCAGAAATATCTTGCAGCAAACCCAGACATCTCAGCCGATTACCAGTCTAAAAAAGCGCTATTGCTTGAGGGCGGCGATCCTCAGTTTAAGACTGAAGAAGGCTACGCGAAATGGCACTACGACAACTACGGCAAGCAAGAGGGAAGACCTCTTGAGCCAGCTACTTCAGGCGCTGCAACATCTGGCGTGGCCGGTGAGTCTTTTTCATCTGAACAAGTAGCCAAGGCGCTAGGCATGATGGGAGGCGAACAACCATGAGTATCGCAAAACTAAACGGCCTGCCTAAGAGCAAGGACTACTCAGCAGAGACAGTGGACCGCGTAAAGGCGCTATTGAACTCTGGCGAGATTGATGTCAATGATGTCTCTCAGTACTTTGGTGTAGGGAAAAACCTTGTTATTCAAAGCCTTACCAATATACCGCCAGACGCTTTCACTAGCGGAAATCTGACTGCCCCACAAGTAGAGGCGGTTCAGGCGCTTATTCAAAAAGGCGTGACAAGCACTGGCGATGTTTCAGAGTACTTTAACGCGCCTCAAGAAATCGTAGAGCGCAACCTGACTTCGCAGCTAAACTATACGCCTGCACAGATAGCAGAGGCTCAGGCTGGTTTGCCTATATCGCCTACTCCGCCTCCAGCGGCAGAGGTGACGCCTACCCCGACGCCTACCCCGACGCCTACCCCGACGCCTACCCCTGCGGCTACCCCAGCGGCTACCCCGAGCGGTGTCAATGATAACTTTGACGCCTTGGCGGGCAGAAGCTACTCGCTACCTCAAATGGCCACGACGCAATATCAGACTGGCAGCGAAATACCTACGGGCCTTCGCGGTTCTGAGATGGCTCTTAAGGGTGGGGCAACTGGCGCGATTGATATGCTGGATATGCTTAACCGTATGGGTCGCGGCGATTTAGCGCAGCAGTACGGCACAGGGCTAGAGCAGGCGCAAGCAGCGGCCGGCACAGCCTCTGGCTTTATGCAGCCGTACCAGCAGGCAGGCGAAACAGCTTTACAGCAGCAAATGGCTTTATCTGGCGCTATGGGTCAAGACGCATTTAACCAAGCGTACCAAGAGTCACCACAAATGGCCTTCTTGCGTGAGCAGGGCATGAGAGCAAATTTGGCCGGTGCTGGCGCTACAGGCGGACTCGGAGGCGGCAATGTCCAGAAGGAATTGCAGCGATTCGGGCAGGGCCTAGCCTCACAAGGGTTACAGCAGCAGATCGGCAACCTTAGCGCACTGTCTGGCCAAGGCCAGCAAGCATCTGGCTCAATGGCTAACATTGCAACGAACCTTGGAACCCAGCAGCTAGGCGCCCAAATGAACCTTGGCAACCAGCTCGCAGCTCAAAATGCTCAGTACGGTTTGCCAGCGGCTCAAAGCATAGGCAACCTTGGCGTTAATCTTGCCGGCGGCAGAACTCGTGCAGGCGAGCTACTAGCCAACCAGTACGGCAGCGCAGCGTCAAACCTTGCAGATATTTACGCAAACCAAGGCAGCAACTTAGCGTCTATGCTTGGCGGTCAGCGCAACTTGCTGATGGACCAGTATGGCAACGCAGCTACAAACGAAGCACGAGCTCAGCAGGGCTACGGGTCGGATATGGCTAACATTCAGCAGAACATAGCGGCAGGCATTTCCGGAACTCCTCAGGCTCAGATCAACGTGCCCAACTACCAAGGCGCGGTGACTAACGCATTGTATGCAGGTGGCGCAGGTTATGATTTGTTTAACCAGCCAACTCAACAAAATACGTTTACTCCTACGAATCCGAATCAAACATTTACTCCGGCGCAAACCTATGGGTTTAGCCAGTTCATGAATCCGCAAGGCACTATGCCTGCGCCCACCACCGCAGGAATGCCTGCTGGTGGAATAGTTACTTAGAGGTTTACCATGGCGGTAGATGTTGGAAGGGCCTTAATGGGATTAGGAGCAGCGGTAGGTGGTGAAGCCCCGCAGTTCCGTCAGCAGATGATGCAAGAAGACGAGCTCGCTCGCAAGCGTGGCTTAGAAGATGAGCAGGCGGCAGAGAAGCGCAAGCAGACTTTATTTGCGGACGCATCTGCGGCCAGTAATCTTTTGGATCAAGGTGACGTTGGCGGTGTTCTTGGTTTGATGCAGGACCGCTTTCAAATACTTAGCCAGATCCCTAACGTAGACACCAGCCATACAAAGCGCTACTTGCAGCTCGCGCAAGCGGCAGCGGCTGGCGATATGGAGGCCAAGGACCGCCTGAAGACTGAGATGAACAATGCCGTTACCGTTGGTAAGGCTTACAACCAGATTTCCGGCAGCACTGACGCTCCTTCATCATTCCGCTCTTTACAGCTACAAGCTCAGGCCGCGGGTCTTAAAGAAGGCGATGAGGATTATCAAGAGTTTATGCGCTACGGCGGCGCGTCTGGCCAGATGGGCGCAGCGAAAACAATTACATATAATAACGGCACAGTAGTTAAAATTACTCGCACCGGCGCCCCAGAAGTCTACGGGCCCAATGGACAGCTAGTAACTGATGAGGCTCAAAAAGAAAGTGTTCTCACAGAGGCTAGAAAGGAAGGTATTGCTTACGAGGCCGATGTTGCTGGAGCCAAGGCGCAAGGAGCAGGAGAGCAAGGCAGAAAGCAAGAGTTTATCACTAAGGGTCTTGAAGCCGCTGATGCGACCGCCGTTATTCGCAGATCTCTTCAGCTTCTTGATAGGGTTGAAACTGGCGGAATAGGTCCGCAGATTGGTCTTGCCGCGCGTAGAATGTTTGGTGTCGAAGGGGCGGACGAAGGAGAGCTTTCTGCAAACTTGGGCAAAGCTGTTCTTGCTCAGTTAAGAACCGTTTTTGGCGCTGCATTTACAGCGGCAGAAGGAAAGTCTCTTAAAGAGATAGAGGCTGGATTTGGGTCTAACGTAGTAACAAACAAACGCTTGCTTAATAACTCTTTAGCAGTGGCACAGAGAGCGGCGGAAAGGGGTATTCGTGCAGCAGAATCTAACAACGACTACGAGTCGGCTTCAGAGATAGAAATGTCTTTGGAATTTGACCTCAACGGTTTTGAAAATGAATACGCAAGCTATGCGGAGCAGCAGGAAGCCGCTGGAGCTGGAGCAGGTGAGTCAGAACCCAACCCTCCTCCGGAAGGCCCTAGAGTAATAAGGTTTGATGCCCAAGGAAACAGAATCTGATGGATGAGATTAAAGTAATACTGGCCGATGGGACTGAGCTATATTTCCCAGCAGGCACAGATGACGCAATAATCGACGCCAAAGTAAAAGAGACTATCTCTGGTCAGCCTCAAGAGTTAGCGGCTACAGAGAGGCGGGAGCCTATTGGTCTTGGTGCCGAAGCAGCGCTTAGCGCAACTCAGGCTGGCTTTGATGCTCTCGGCGGCGAATCTACTCGAGCTCAGAAGGCAAACGAAATATTCGCATCTACCCTTAAAGGCGATCAGTCTATTTCAGAGGGTGTAACGCAGGCTTATGGCCAAGGCTTCGCTAGTCTTGGTGACCTAGTAGGCAAAGGTATAGGTCTCATCGGTGAAGGGGTGTCTAGGATGACCCCTGACGTTATTGAAGATGAGGTAATGAATCAACTCGGCATTTTCATGGATCAGCCTTTGATGCGGGCAGGAAAAGAAGCCATAGCAGCCGGCGGTGAGGCATGGGACCAGTTCTCACAAGAGAACCCGCGAGCAGCTCGCAACATTGAAGCAGTCGTCAATATTTCTGGCGCTACTGGTGTTGGCGGCCTTGGAAAGCAAAGCGCTGGTCGCTACGCGCGGACTTACGAGCCCACTAAGGCTAGAGAAGCTAGACAGCTTATTGAGGGCGGTGAATCAACAGCTACACGGAATGTGACAGCCCCTTATCGCTTAGAGCAGGTTGAAGGCGCAGAGCCTACCGTTGTTAGCGAGAGAGGGCCTCTGCCTAAGCCGGAAGTGCCGACTAGAGCGGTTAAGAACCCAACTCAGCAAGCCGCTATCAAGCAAGGTTTTGATGAGGGTTTGGTCGCCATGATCAGAGAAGCGAGCCCTGCCGATCGCAGAAATATGCTAAGATCCCTTGAGATAATGAAGGACGCCACCGAAGACAAAAGATTCAGCATGACCAACAGAACGACGGACATAGCTGGCGAATCCATACTTGATCGGTACAAGCTGATTCGTGACGTAAACAAGCAAGCTGGCGAAGGCATAGATGATTATGCTGAAAAGAATCTAAAGGGACGTGCAGTAGATTTTGCAGAGCCTGTGCAGAATTTTCAGGACTCCTTGCAGAAATTGGGCGTTAAGTTCAACGACGATCTAACTTTGGATTTTGAGTTATCGGCAATCGAGGACGTTGCTCCGGCAGAAAGAATACTTAATCAAATAGTTAAGCGTATGAGAGCCCCTAGGCAAGTTACTGCTTATGACGTTCACAACCTAAAGCGCTTTATTGACGAGCAGGTAAGCTACGGCAAGGCAACAGAGGGATTGACCGGAAGAACTATCAATGTGATTAAAGATCTTCGCCGTCAGCTAGACGGAATTCTGGATAACAAGTTCCCTGAGTATGACAATCTCAACACTACCTACGCCGAAACGATTCAGGCGATGGATGATTTCAGCACAGCCATAGGTAGGACCATTGACCCTGACAGCCCTAGCGCAGCATCTGCTATCGGCACCTCTCTAAGAGGCTTAGGGTCTAACAGACAGACTCGAGGAAGGCTTGTTGATTCAGTCGCAGAGTTAAACTCTCTGGGGAACAGGTACGGCAGCTTTGATGACGACGTAATTGCTCAAACCGCTTTTACTATTGACCTTGATAGAATATTTGGCACTAAGGCTGACACAAGCTTATCAGGGGTGCTAGGCGAGGCAGCGGCTACAATGCCTACAAGCACAGGCCAATTTGTCGGGGCAACGGCGCGAGCAGCAGGGAACAAGCTCCGAGGCGTTAATCAAGAAAAGCAATTTGAGGCAATGAGAAACCTTCTCAAGAGCTTTGAGCCCTCAAAATAGATTATAGGAAACTACAATGGCACGTTTCGGCGATTTTGACCAATACCTAGACAACGCTGGCGAACCTTTAGTAGAGGGTAAGCTTTACTTTTACGAGTCCGGCACTACGACTCTTAAGACGACTTTTGCGGATATCAACAACTCTATCCCGAACACTAATCCCGTTCTACTGTCTGCCGCTGGTCGCCAGCCAAACATCTTTTTTGACGGCGTGGCAAAGTGCATCCTTGCCGATAATGCCGACGTGCAGATTGCGGTCCGAGATCCTGTAGGCGCGACGGAGTCAGCCTTTGGCGACCAGTGGGTAGCCACTAAGATCTATTCAGCGACAGACGTGGTTCTGGGCTCTGATGGAACATTCTACCGCTCGCTTATTAACGGCAATCAGGGAAACAACCCGGTCAGCACAACTGGCGATTGGACCCTGCTTTATTCGGTTGAGTGGAATACAGGCATTACATACGACATTGGCGCGGTGGTTACATATGATAACCAGCAGTACCAATCGCTACAGGTAAGCAATACGTCTCACCAGCCAGATACTTCTACAACTTGGTGGGTTCCGCTCAACTTCGCTTGGGTGGCAACTGCGACTTACGCAGAGGATCAGAACGTCGTCGGTACGGACGGCATCCTTTATACCTCTCTGCAAGCAGCCAACATTGGCAATGACCCTGCAACGTCGCCTGCTTACTGGGTGGGTACAAGTGCAGCGGCAGCGGCCAGTGCAACAGCAGCAGCGGCATCTGCCACAGCAGCAGCAGCAAGCGAGACAGCGGCAGAGACAGCCGAGACTAATGCAGCAGCCAGTGAGACGGCAGCAGCAGCCTCTGAGACAGCAGCGGCGGCTAGTGAGAGTGCGGCAGCTACAAGCGAGACTAATGCAGCAAGCTCTGCATCGGCGGCTGCTACCTCAGAAACCAATGCAGCGTCTTCAGAGAGTGCTGCGGCAACATCTGAAACGAATGCAGCGGCGAGTGAGTCTGCTGCGGCTACCAGTGAAACTAATGCGGCAACAAGCGAGTCTGCGGCGGGGACTTCTGAAACGAACGCGGCATCAAGCGCATCTGCTGCATCAACATCCGAGACTAATGCGGCATCATCCGAAAGTGCGGCGGCTACCAGTGCAACCAACGCGGCTACATCCGAGACTAATGCGGGAACTAGCGAGACTAATGCTGCAACGAGCGCATCGGATGCGTCTACCTCTGCCTCGGCAGCTTCTGGTTCAGCATCAGCAGCAGCTACCTCAGCGTCAGACGCAGCCTCAACTTATGACGACTTCGATGATCGGTACTTAGGCGACAAAGCCTCTGACCCTACGCTAGACAATGACGGCAACGCGCTCCTGACAGGCGCTTTGTACTTCAACACTACGTCAGATCAAATGAAGGTTTACACAGGGTCTTCGTGGGCAGCAGTAGCCCCTACAGCAACCTCTGTAACAGTAAGTCAGATCAGCGACTACACAGGCACGGCGGCAGAGCTTAACTACACAGATGGTGTGACAAGCGCCATCCAGCCTCAGATAGACTCTAAAGATGACTATCCAATACAGAAGGGCGTGAACTACACGGCCGTATCTGGAGATAACATTGTAGTCACAGCGGGCAGTATTACTATCACACTCCCAGCCTCTCCAAGCGCAGGTGACACTGTGGGCATTAAAGACGGCACAGGCGCAGCGGCCACCACTACATTCACGGTAGCGCGTAACGGTTCTACCATCGCAAGCTCTGCTACTGACCTGATCTTTGACAAGAACTTCGCTGAAATTACTATGATGTACATAGACGGCACTATCGGTTGGAGCGTGTAAATGAGCAATCTGTCAGAGTTACTACCCTCTGGCGGCGGCCAGAATGCGGTTGATTTTGTTGCGTCTGGGACTCTAGGTAACGGTCAGGTCGTAGCCTTGAAGACTGATGGCACGGTTGAAGCTGTTGCAGACACGGTTATTCCCGATAGCGCGGCTACTCCCGTTGCGTTTGGGACCAGCACTTCAGACTACAGCGTGACGTATGACTCTGCTGCTCAAAAAACGGTTATTTCCTATAGAGACGGTGGAAACAGCAACTATGGAACAACAGTAGTGGGAACAGTTTCAGGCTCAACTATCACGTTTGGGACACCCGTAGTGTTTTATAGCGCACTAACAAGAAATATAGGTAATACTTTTGATGTTGCTGCTGGAAAAATAGTAGTTGGTTATCGAGGCCCGTCTAACTATGGGTATGGAATTGTAGGAACGGTAAGCGGAACTTCTATATCGTTTGGTTCTCCGGTAGGTTTTAGCGCAAACAGGGTGATAACTTATAGCACTAGACTTGTATACGAGCCAGTCGCCCAAAAGATTGTCCTAGTGTATACGGATCAAGGTAACGCGAACTATGGCTCCTATGTAGTTGGTACAGTTAGTGGCACAGCTATATCTTTCGGAGGGGTGGGTTCTTATAACAACGGCGATACTCAGGGAACATACATTGTTTACGACTCAGTAAGCGGTAATGTAGTTGTTGCCTATACAAATGGAGCGAGCGGAAGTTACGGGACGGCAAGGGTGGGGACGGTAAGCGGCACTTCAATAACTTGGGGAACCGCTGTTGCGTATGCGTCTATAAGTCAGCAGTCTTTCACGCTCGCTTATGACTCTACCGCCAAAAAAGTAGCAGTTTCTTACCATTACTATAGCGGGAGCAGTAAAAGTGAGGCAATAGTAGGAACTGTCAGCGGCACTTCAATTTCGTTCGGCGCAGTTTTTGATCTTGGCTCTGCAAATATAGACTATAATTCCACTTACGACCCTGTGGCCAATAAAATTGTGTTAGTCGCTAGGGATTACAACACTACAAATTACGGGGTTGTAAAGCTCGGCACTATAAGCGGAACCTCTATCTCGTTTGGCGCGAAAATAACCTTTAGCAACAACGTGACCACCTCTGGAGCAATTGGTTGTTTCTACGATCCAGATGCAGGAAAAACCATCATCGCGTACACAGCAGGAGGTAGCGGCCTTTCTGTTGTTTGGACTACAGGACACACAGCAACAAACAATACCGACTTCATAGGCATCACCGCCGCAGCCATAGCTAACGGCGCTACAGGCCCAGTAAATGTATACGGCGGGATTAACGAAGCGCAGACAGGTTTGACCATAGGCTCTGACTACTACGTCCAAGCAAACGGCTCGTTATCTACCACAGCCTCAAGCGTTAAGGTAGGCCAAGCAATCTCCGCAACCACGATCAACATGATGGATTTGACATGAGTAATCTGACAGATTTATTGCCTGCGGGTGCGGGTGGCAAGCAAGTAGACTTCGTAGCGTCTGGGACTATAGGCAACGGTGTGACTGTCGGGCTTAACTCGGATGGGACTGTGACGGCGGTTGCGGAAACTAGTTTATCGGAAGCAATAGGGTCGCCTGTAATTTATGAAAGCATTAGAGTTGAAAATATATCAGCAACATTTGATTCAACAAACGGCAAAGTAGTTATTGCTTACAGATTTATAGGAAACGCATACGGAGCAGCAGTTGTTGGGACGGTCAGCGGAACTAGTATCAGCTTTGGCACTCCTGTAGTTTTTGAAAGTGCTAACAGCAATCAGATTTCCGCAACATTTGATTCAACAAACGGCAAGGTAGTAATAGCTTATAGAGATGACGGTAACTCACAATACGGAACTGCGATTGTAGGCACTGTAAGTGGAACTAGTATATCTTTTGGCACTCCTGTAGTTTTTGAAACCGCAGAGTCTCGCTGCAACTCAGCAACATTTGATTCTAATTCAAACAAAATAGTTATAGCCTATCGAGATGGTGGTAACTCTAATTACGGAACAGCTATCGTAGGCACAGTATCCGGAACAAGCATCAGTTTTGGAAGTCCATCAATTTTTGAAACTGCTACATCTGATTATATATCAGCAACATTTGATTCTAATTCAAATAAAGTAGTTATAGCGTACCAAGACGCAGGCAACTCTACACGCGGTACATCTGTGGTTGCTACTGTTAGCGGCACTAGTATAAGTTTTGGAAGCCCTGTTGTGTTTGAAACCGGATCGACTTATTTTATTTCGGCAACATTTGATTCTAATTCAAATAAAACTGCTATAGCTTATGCTGATGCCAGTAACAGCTACTATGGAACTGCGGTTGTAGGCACTGTAAGTGGAACTAGTATATCTTTTGGCACTCCTGTCGTGTTTGAAAGTGCTAGAGCTAATTACAACGCAGCCACATTTGACTCTAATGCAAATAAAATAGTCATTGCTTATCAAGACGCAGGCAACTCTAACTATGGAACACTTGTTGCCGGAACAATTAGCGGCACTAGTATTAGTTTTGGAAGTCCATCAATTTTTGAAAGTGCTGATTCCGCTTGGGTTTACGCAACATTTGATTCTAATTCAAATAAAGTAGTTATACCTTATGAAGACGTTGGAAACTCACAATACGGGACAGCAGTAGTGTTTCAGAACGCTTCTGTAAATAACAACTCCGCCGACTTCATAGGCATCTCAGACGCTGCCATCTCGGACACTGCATCTGGCTCGGTGACAATCAAAGGCGGCATCTCTACCAACGTCACAGGACTCACGGCTAACCAGAATTACTACGTCCAAGATGACGGCACACTGTCTACCACATCCTCAGACGTACTAGCAGGCAAAGCCCTGTCCTCCACTAGCATTAACTTGGATTACACAACATGAGCAATTTGAGCGAGTTACTACCTGCCGGAGCAGGAGCCAAGAGTGCAACCTTCGTGGCTAGTGGCACGTTAGGTAGTGGGGTTACTGTCGGGCTTAACTCGGATGGGACGGTTGAGGCTGTTGCGGAGACAGCAATTCCGGAAACTGTAGGCTCTGAGTCTGTTTATGAAGCAGGTAATGCCGCACCAAACTCTGTCGCTTTCGATTCTAGTAATAATAAAATAGTTATTGCTTATCGAGACGGCAGCAATGGCGGCTATGGAACATCGGTTGTGGGGACAGTATCTGGCATTTCAATTAGTTTCGGCACTCCTGTAATTTTTAATAGTGTTAGCTCTGATTACACAAGAGTAGTATTTGACTCTAACGCAAGCAAAGTGGTTATTGCATACCGAGGAGCTGTGGGTAGAGGCAAAGCTATAGTCGGAACAGTGTCCGGAACATCAATTAGTTTTGGTACAGAAGAGCAATTTGAATCGGGGTCTACTGAAAACGTCGATATTGCCTTTAATACCTCAGCCAATAAAATTGTAATATCTTACGCAGATGCCGGTAACTCTGAATACGGCAAAGCCGTAGTTGGCACTGTTTCAGGAACATCAATATCTTTTGGTACAATTGCAAACTTTAACAACGCAGTAACACAAGAAACTAGAATAGCTTATGATTCAAATGCAGATAAAGTAGTTATAGTCTACAAAAACCAAGGTAATTTTAGTCGTGGAACAGCAATTGTAGGAACGGTAAGCGGTACAGATATTTCTTTTGGGACGCCTGTTGTTTACCTTTCGGCAACAGTCCAAGGTATGTCTATTACGTACGAATCAAACGCTCAAAAAGTAGTAATAGCTTATAGCGATGGAACTAGTGGTAATTATTACGGAAGAGCAATAGTCGGCACTGTTTCAGGAACATCTATATCTTTTGGGACGCAAGCAACTATTCAAAGCGCTGTTACAAACCGAACTTCTATAGCCTTTGATGCAAATGTAAACAAAGTGGTTGTTTCTTATGTAGAAGGCAGTCCGACGTATGCGGGTTCCTCAAGAGTAGGCACTGTTTCCGGAACCTCTATATCTTTTGGATCGGAATTATCTTTTAACCCTGCAACAACAGACAATATAGCAAGCACTTTTGATTCTAACTCCAACAAAATAATTATTGTTTATAGAGACGGCGATAATTCTAACTACGGCACATCGGTAGTGTTTCAAAACGCTTCTACTTCAACCAACGTCACCTCCTTCATAGGCATAACAGACCAAGCCATAGCCGATACAGCTACAGGCGCAGCGATTGTGCAGGGTGGGGTTAGTGATAAGGTTACAGGTTTAACTACTGGCTCTGACTATTACGTCCAAGATGACGGCTCATTATCAACAACAGTATCTTCCGCCCCCGCAGGACGGGCTTTATCAACAACCTCAATCCTATTGGAAGGATAATTATGAAAACTATAGTATGCGAAATGAACTGCTCTAAGTACCTCTTTGCTGACGACAAGCAAGTCAACGTAAAAGACGACTGCATCGAAGTGGGCGACCCTGCTAACTTGGATTTCATCATTGGCGACCTTAACGCTAGCAACTCTACATTGATTGAAGGCGTTACTACTCCGGACGATTGGTACGGCTGCAAGTACAACTACGTCAATGACGCATGGGAACTTTGCCCTGATTGGACTGACCCACGTTTGGAGCCATAATGAGCCTAATAGACTACGCCAAGACAGGCAGACAACGCGAAGCAATAAAAGCGTGGCAAGACTGCGGAGAAGTGGTTGCTAAAGCGGCGGGTGTCTTGGGTGTTTCTCCGTCTACAGTACGCGACCATATTGGGGCGGTTAAAAACGCTGCGGCTGCGGCTGGCTATAGTGAGAATTTCGATGCTAGGCGGCTGGTTCCTGAAGGTGAGGTAGTTATTGGTCGCAGTATCTATACCACCACAGACGACAACGAGAAAATCTGGCTAAAGACCAAGAGGACAATGACCGAGGCAGAGCGAGACAAATCTCTGCAAGGTTTTGTTGACGGTCTTACTAAAGGGGTTAAACCTTACAAGCCGAAAGACAAGCCCAAGTCAAAAAAGTTTGCCACCGACCTTTTGCCGACCATCGTAATTGGCGATGCGCATTTTGGGATGCGGGCCGATGCGAGAGAAACAAAGTCTCGCGACTACGATACCAAGATAGCTTCGCAAGATATGTTGGCTGCGATAGATTCATTGGTTTCTTTAGCACCTCCTTCTGAGAAATGCTTGTTGGTGAACGTGGGTGATTTTATCCATGCTAATGGGTCAAGTGGGACCACGTTTGCTGGCACAAAACTCGACGTGGATACCAGAATCGAGGTAGTGCTTGAGATAGCCGCTCAGACTTTCTTGTTTGCGATAGATAAAATCCTATCCAAGCATAAGAGCTGCGTTGTGGTAATGGCTAGAGGTAATCACGATTCTGATACTGCCATCGCCCTCGCGCTGATCTTGAAGTTCTATTACTCCAAAGAGCCAAGGGTCACTATTTTAGACCCTCACGGATTCTTTCATACTCTGACCTTCGGACAGAACCTCATAGCGGTTCACCATGGCGACAAAGTGAAGGCAGCCAAGCTAGGGGCTATCCTCCCTAAAATGCTACCCGAGCAGTGGGCAGCCACTAACTACCGCAAATGGCTTGTCGGACATATCCATCATCAGAACGCTATTGAGGTGGATAATGGATGCAAAATCGAAGCCTTCGGGACCTTGTCTCCACCCGATTCTTGGCACGCAGGGGCCGGCTATGGCGCGGCTAGTGTGATGAATCAGATTGTATTTCACAAAGATGGCGGCGAAGCTATCCGTCACGTTTATCAAATCAGAGACTCGCGCAAAGTCCCTGACCTGACGCTATAGGTATGAAGATGGAAGACCGATTACACCGAGTAGAAGCTAAAATCGACAAACTTCAGGAGGCTGTCATTTCTCTAGCCCGCGTTGAAGAGCAGTTAGTCACGGTGTTTAATCGCCAGTCTTCAATTGAGTCTAAGGTCAACGGCCTTGATGACAAGGTGGACCGCATGGTCGAGAGCCTTGCTAACGCCAGATCTGTTGAAAGAGTGGTATGGATTTTTATCGCTGCGGCCATCGGGGCAACAGTAAAACTCATGGGGTAGCAAATGGACGCAATACCGTTTCCGGATACGCGCAGCGACCGCTTAACAGAGGAAGCCTTAGACAAGCTCGGTGAGTGGGTTGAGCACTACATTGAGCTAGGCGTCAATCAAATCACTATTATCGGGCTGCTGGATATTTACAAAACCTCTCTCTCATTTAATTTACTGGAAGACGAAGAAGATGATTAAGAAGGCAAAGGCGGCGTTTACGCTATTACAGAAAGGCAAGTCAGTATCAGACCCAGCCAAGTGGAAAAGCCGTCAGATCACCGCTACGGCGCTCACAGGGGTATTCTGGGCGGCTATACAGGCAGCAGAGGCGTTTGGCTATGCAATACCAGTGGATGAGACGACTGTTGATTCTGTCGCTGTTGGGGTTCTTGCTCTCGTCAACTGGGTGCTCACACTATCAACATCTGAGAAGGTCGGGATGTAATTTGGGAGTAAAGCCTGTTATAGTCAACCCGCACTGGGTACACGTTGTGCCTAATTTGTATGGCGTAGAAGCCATTTTGCTGACTATGGAGTGTAAGGTATGAACATATTTACTTATTTAAGCTGGGTCAAAAAGCTCTGGACGACCGTTGTAGAGATCGTAAAGCTGATTGAAGAAACCATCCCTGATGATGGGGCCGGCAAGGAGAAACTTGCTGCGTTTGATTTGATGTTAAAAGCCGCGCTGGAAAAGGCAGACGACATTGATGAGAGCTTCGATAAGCTTCAACCAGTAGCGCACGATATTGTGGGCGCAGTCGTTACTCTCTTTAACGCGACAGGTTTGTTTAAGCGAGCAGAGTAATGGATAGGCTACAACGTCTGTTGATCAGGCATGAATCTCTCAGGAATAAGCCTTACGAGGATACTGCTGGGAATCTAACTATTGGGGTCGGGAGAAATCTTGATTCACTTGGCTTGTCTCGTGACGAGTGCTTATATCTGCTTGATAACGATATAGCTCGCTGCGACCGAGAGCTCAGACACAACTTTAAGTGGTACTTAGAGCTCTGTAGGGTCCGGCAGGACGCTATGATAAACCTTTGCTTTAATCTGGGTATCACTCGCCTGCTTACCTTCAAAAAGGCTCTGGCCGCGATGGCTGAGGGTGACTTCAGTAAGTCGGCCGACGAGTTCCTTGATTCTAAGTGGGCAACTCAAGTCGGGCCCACGCGCAGCAGTGATATAGACTGCATGGTGCGGACCGGAAGATACCCGTAAAAAAAAGACCCCTAACCGGCGGGAGAACCAGTTAGGGGTCTGCGGTGGTAGCTGACGGAGATAACCACTCGACAGAGTATATCCGATATTTCTTTTCTTGATGTCATCCATTTTGCTTGACAGCAGATACGCATCTCTTTACCATCGTCTACGTTATTAACTGACGGAGTAAAGAAAATGACACAACGTACTATCTTCAAAGCGCTCAGCGCTGTCCAGTCTGATCTATCCAAGGTCGGAATCGCTAAAAATCAAAAGAACAGCCACCAAGGCTACAAGTTCCGTGGTATCGACGACGTGCTTAACACGCTGGCGCCGATCATTGCTGAGCATGGCGTTCTGATTATCCCTAACGTCCTAAGCAAAGACATCAAGACAACGGCCACCAAGAATGGCGGTGTAGCGTCTCACGTTATCCTAGAGGTAGGTTTTGTACTGTATGACAGCGAGGGAGATTCGATCTGTCACACTGCCTACGGTGAAGCTCTGGATACCAGCGACAAGGCAGTAAATAAGGCCATGACTGCCGCTTATAAATACTTCTTGTTCCAAGCCTTTTGTATTCCTATTGACGGCGTTGAAGACGCTGACAGCGAGCAGATTCAGCAGGTGGCCTCACAGCCAGCATTGGTAACAGCTGACACCCTTGCTCAGATTATTTCTCTGTGCGAAGAGCTTGGCGAAGACGTTCAGCGCTACACTGCATGGGCTAAAGCTTCTGAAACAAAGCTAATCCCTCAGGATAAAGCGGTGCGCATTGTCGCTAATCTTATCTCAAAGAAAGAGGCCAAAAATGAAGGGCAGCCATAACGCTTGTGAGGTATGCAAACAGCAGGGGTCGCGCAGTCAAAGCGTCTGCTCGCCCTGCTTAGACTTTTTTAACTACGCACTAGCTTTATGGATAAAGGGAGCTCCAAATGCCACGAATAATTGATTGTATTCAAGGTAGCGACGATTGGCTTGCGCAGCGCTGCGGAGTCATTACAGCTAGTAACTTCAGCAAGGTATTCACAGGCGCCGGTAAGGCGTCTACGCAAGCTGACGCGCTTATCAATACTCTTGTAGCGGAACGCATTACCGGCAAGCCAACAGAAACTTTTAAGTCGGACGCCATGCAGCGAGGCAACGATCTGGAGCCGGAAGCTAGGGATATGTTCGAGCTAGAAACCGGCTTGTCAGCGGAGCTTGTCGGTTTGATCAAGATGGATGATTACGAGATAGGTTGCTCGCCCGATGCTGTCATAGGAGACGACTCCGGCTTAGAAATCAAGTGTCCTTCTGCGTCAACCATGATAGCATACAAAAGATCAGGCAAGCTCCCATCGGCATACGTCCAGCAGGTCCACGGTTGTATGCTAGTTACTGGGCGATCTAACTGGTGGTTCTACGCTTACCATCCTGATATGAAGCCTTTTATCTTGAACGTCAAGCGGGACGATAAACTGCTGGCCGCAGCGGAAGAGCTGCTAAAAGAAACTGCAATTAAAATTAATGAACTGACGGAGACGTTAAAATGAGTAATTACACCACTATATTTGAATACGCACTATGGAAGGACAACGAGCGCAAGAACGACCGAGCTCCTCACACTACGGGCAGCGGAAGCTTTACCTGCCCTAAGTGCCAGTTCCATATTCCTAAGATCAGGACCAGCGCTTACACGAATAAGCCTGACCCAGCAGCGCCTAATCGCCCGCTAATCAAAGGCGAAGCAAGCATAGGATCTGACAAGCTGGCAGAGCTCTTAAACGGCCCGAGCACGGTCCCTGTCCCAGCGGTAGAGTCACCTATTGATGACTTTGACGACGACTTACCGTTCTAAGGAGCAATCATGGATTTTGGTAAAGCTTTAATAGCGGCCCAAGATCTCAAGGGTGTTCGGTCAGCACAACTGGCCGAGCAACTTGGAGTCAGCAGGCAGCAGATACACAAATGGCGCACTAAGAAAGACGCGCGGTTGTCACTGGTTGTTAAGTTCTCAAAAGAACTTGATATTGACGTAATGGAATTCTTGGAGCTTGCCAATGCCAGCAATAGCTAAATTCACTCAAGCTATTGCGGCTATTGAAGATGCTGCATGGCGGGCCTCACAGTATCAAGAGCCCTACGCAGTTATAGAGCTCGAGGGCGATTTTGGCGTTTGCTCGTTTGACGACTTAGAGCCCTACGATAATATCTTGGAAATATGCACTCCGACCAAGACCAAAAGCAAATTAACGGTGGAAAATGAACAATTTCAAGCGCCCGAGGCAGTACGCCGCAGAGATTATGATGATTAAGGAAAGGGAGGAGCGCCGCGAGGCGCTTAATAAAGTGCCCGAGGACCTTCGGGACTGGGTAAAAAAATTGGTGGTGAACGCTTATGAAATTCGAGCAGCTAGAAGAAACAGCGCGTAAGTACGCGGAGGCTGAAGCTAGTCGGCAGTACCTGATGGAGTTTAGAAAGTCTAAGAAAGCTTTGCTCATGGGCGAGGCTGAGCGTGAGAATCCTAAAATGCCTATTGCGGCTCAGGAGCGTTACGCTTACTCTCATCATGAGTACCTAGAGTTACTTGATGGGCTCAAGGTTGCAATAGAACAGGCCGTCGGGCTCAAGCACCAGCTTGCAGTCTGGCAGATGAAGTTTGAGACATGGCGCACTCAGGAATCAACCAAGCGCGCGGAGATGAATATCAGATGATAAATGAGAAAGGTGATTATATTCCGCCGGCGGATGTTGAAAGGCTGTCTAAGGGATTCTCTGTAATGAGTCAGAAATTCTCACTGGCTTTGTTAAAGTCGCGCTCGTCCAAGATGGACCACGAAACCTTTGACCGGTGCATTAGAACCATGGCGGCCCTAAAGGGCAAAAGTTATTTCCGATGAAGACAAGACGCTGCAAACTATGCCGCACCAAGATGCCTGAAGATCAGGTAATCATGGGCGGCATTTATTCGTTTTGCTCTTGGGATCATCTGCACGAGTACACCACGACAGATCAAGCAAAAAAAACTGCCAAATTGTCGTATGCTCGTGAGGCGAAAGCTGTTAAGGAATCCCTGAAGACTGCCTCAGATTACGTCAAAGAGGCTCAGACTGCCTTTAACGCATATATCAGAATGAGGGACCGCAACAAGCCCTGTATTAGCTGCGGGGCCGCTCAGGGCGATACCGTGCAGGGCGGCAAGTTTGACGCAGGGCATTACCGCTCTCGAGGCTCAGCTGGGCACCTTAGATATCATGTGTTGAATTGCCATAGCCAGTGCGTCAAATGCAACCGATATCTCTCAGGCAACGTCGTAGAGTACCGCAAGGGCCTGATCAATAGGGTCGGATCCGACAGAGTTTGCCAGCTGGAAAATGATAATTCACAGCTGAAATTTACCATTGAGTACCTGAAGCGGGTAAAAAAGATCTTTAATTACCGGAAACGGTTATACGAAAGGAAGTTCAGATGAGCGAAAAACATATAATTTCAATGAGTTCTAAAGAGCTGGACACTTTCATGGAGGATGAGTTTAAACAGCTCCCAGAGAGCTCTCAGAGGGCCGTAGCGACCTTAATGCTTATGTGCTCAGACTACGTGGACTTTATTGTGCAAAGCGATTTATGGGGCAATTTTGAGGACTATATACAGCTTGACGAAGTGGAGATGCACTGATGATAAACCCTAGGCGCCAAGTCGGCGGGACTCACTACGAAAAACTTAAGATTCAGCCTATCCAATATATTCTTGAGAATGATCTCGGTTATTGCGAGGGCAATATTATCAAGTACATTACGCGCTGGAAGGACAAGAACGGCATTGAGGACTTGCGTAAGATAATCCAGTACGCTGAGTTTCTTATTGATCAAGAGATCTCAGAGCGCAACGTGTAAAATTTAGTCAAAAAAAAGCCCATACTAACCGTTCGGGGTTTTCAGGGCTTTCCTTTTATGAAAGGGTTGGGAAGAACCCCTCCGCGTCATGTCTGGCAATGGTTGCCATCTCTACTATCGATTGAACGCGCTGCGAAACGATGATCAATCGAAGGTACTTCTAAAGTCACTACTAAAATCACCAAAGTCGTTTTAACCAAAACTTACAAAGGTCAAAACTCTAAAAACCGCCCCTACCGAGAAGCGAAATCAAATTATTGCTTATATTGATTTTTTAATCAACAAAAAAAAGCCCGAGCGTTTCACAACGTGTCGGGACTTAAAAAAAAGAATTAGAATAAAAGCATAGAGATTAATCACGTTTTCGCTTGCAGAATTATTTCTGTAAGAGTACTCTGTGAAAGTTAGATGTCGGAAACCCGACAAGGACTATTCTACACTATATGTTGTGTGTTTCAACATATTTTCTACATAGGCTTAGTCTCTGACTCGACTGCGAAGGATATGTCACCTGTAAAGGGTCTCTCACCGATCGCAGTTTAAAGCCCCAAAAGAGTAGCGCGGGGGCACCGCAACTTGCTAAAAGTCTGAATGCGGCGCGGGGGGATTGAGCAGAATTCCTTGCAGACTTGCTTGTATCAACTGACTCATTGATACGGCCTCGCTGTCCATACGACAGGCTCCGAAGGCAATGCAACGTCCCGAAATCTACTTCACTGTGGGTTGGGGCTTGCTTGCTCGCAGAACCGCCAACTCACCAAAGGCAATACAATGACAAACACTGAGAACATAGATGATCTTAGAGAGAAGCTATGTAGATGCGGAAAGGTAATGGGTGAAGTGATAGGGTTCAAAGAGAGAGTGACTGATAACCAGATGGTTATGCACAGAGTCTGCTGGTATTGCCCTGAATGCCACGCGACAGAGAAGGCAATAGGCAGAGAAACTTTTATTAGTCAGAAAGGTTGACAGTCTAAATAAAAATAAACTAAGATTAGGTTATTGGTTGCACAACGCAGCCACTCTTGACGGAGATAATCTAATGGAAGCAATACCTAAAGGCCGAGAAGAAATCACAGGCCAAATCATATTTACCAAATGGTACGAAAGCGATTATGGTGAAGTGCTCAAATGCACTATCCATGATGATCGAGGCTTTAAGCTTTTTGGATCAGTTCCCACCATCGTTGTTGATTTCGCTCAATCAGAAAATATTGACCTTAAAGGCCGTCGCATAAAATTGACCGGCACTGTTAAGCCTAGCGATGACGACCCTCAGTTTGGATTCTATAATCGCCCAGCCAAAGCTCAATTAATCTAACTTCTCGGGAGACGAAGCCATGAAAAAAGAATTCTATTTATTAACGCTTGCAATCATTGTTATTGCTGGGCTCAACTATTCCGGCAAGCTTGAACAGCAAGACGCCGAAATCGCATCTGCTGAATACGCCTCTATGGTGTGCCTTGGCAGAGAAACAGGTCAGCAATTCGGCTGGCCAAATTACTTAAACCTTGAAATAAACTGTACGGAGATAAACTAATGACTTACCACGTAATCGAACGCGATGTTGAAATTCCAAAATTAAATCGTAAAAAAGGCGGAGTCTGGGCCGATCTTGCTAACAAAATGTCTGTAGGTGACAGCGTTGAGCTAAGCAGTACAAGCGAAGTTAGTGGCCTTGTTTCGGCTTTGAAAAAACGTAACTACAACGCATCCCAGCGTAAACACCTTAACAAATACAGGGTCTGGAGAACCCAGTAAAAATAATTAGTATTTGTCATTCAAAAGGGTTGACACCCCCAGTGGTTTCTATAGAATGGGAACCACTGAGGGGCATGGTGCTCCTCACCAACGGGAGAAACATCATGGAACAAGTAACGCTAGAACTTAAAACACTCGAAGGCAAGACAGTCACTCGCACGATTGATATTTCTAACATTCAATTCCCAAGCAAAAAAATCTGCATAACCGCAACTGACCCAGAGATTCAGCGAACAAAGCTTCTTGAATGGATCGAAGAGCGCGGAAACGAGCAGCACGAAACAGAGCTCTCGTTAGTAAGCTGGTACGTTCACTAAAACCAAACGGCCCTACGGGGCCACTCTTGACGGAGAAACATTATGGAAATCAATAACTACACTCTCGAGCTCGAAGCTGACAACATTGTTAATCAAGCGCTGGTATCTCACAACGAATTCGGTGAAGACGCCGTACAAGTAATCCACGAGATCTGCATCGCTCACCAATGGGCTACCTACTACACCAAGGCTTTTGAGCTTTGCTTAAATTGCGACACCGATCAGGGCGAAGATTACCTCGATGATCAAGGTGATACTCACTTCACCAGTATCTCGGACCATGCGACCAAGGTAGCCTACGCCACACTGCTTCAAACCTCTATGAAAAAATATTTCCATTATTTTGATTAATTGTCATCTAAAGTGGTTGACACCCCTGATGGTTCTGCTAATATGGGAACCATTGGAGGGGCGCGGTGCTCCTCCCAAACGGGAGCAAGACATGAAACTCAATCACTACGAAGAAATAACAATACCCAATAAAAAATTTGGTGAATTAGAGATTGCGTTTGAGATTTACACGATAGACGATCGAAAATTTTTTGAAATGAGTCCTAAACACAATGATCTTGGCAATGATAGGTACTCTAAATTGTTTGATTCTGAATCAGAGTTTAACGCTTATTTGAAACGGTATAGAGCCAAAGCTATATAATCACCGCCCCTTCGGGGGCACTCTTGACGGAGAACACCATGGATCCAGTAATCGCAGACCTTAACCGCTACCTCGACGAGTGCGAAGCTTCTATTGACGAGCAGGAAGCAGCCGAGCTTGAGCTCTACCGCGATCGCCTAGACTGGGCAACTCGCGTACTGTCAAACGAAACATTGACCATAGCCGAGAAGGCGCGCCGAATTGTTGCCGGCATCGAAGAAGAAGTAGAAGAGGCAATTGAGCGACTTTAATTCGCGTTACATAAGGCGCAACAAAGTGTCGCAATGAAACATATATGGCGCATTAAAGTGTTTTATGTTTCATATAAAGTACAAAGCGTTATATAAGGCGCATTTGAATTAAGATGGGAGATTTTGATGGAGCTTAGACCTCACCAGCAGAAGGGAATCGACATGGTTCGTCATTCCCTTCGTACAGGCCACATGAGGCCACTACTGGCAGCCCCTTGCTCGTACGGAAAAACGTACGTGGCCCTAACTATGATGCTTGCCTACGCTGAGACAGGGCGTCGTTCGGTGTTTTTCGCAGACAGAGTGAAACTCGTGCAGCAAACAGCTGACACGCTGGACCGCATGGGCATTGATTACTCTGTCATGCAGGCTGATGATCCACGGTGGGACCCGCGCAAGCTCATTCAAATTGCGTCAATTCAAACCGCAGTGAATCGCCCTAACTTTGATTTTCACTTTGCCGTAGTGGACGAGGCCCATACTGTCTACAAGGGGTTCAAGGAGAAATACCTAGATCGCTACGACGCTATCCCGTTTGTTGCGCTTTCAGCCACGCCATTCAGTAAGGGCTTGGGGCAGGTTTGGGATGATCTATTAATCCCTATCACTAGCGAGGAGCTCACTGAGCTGGGTTACTTGGCGCCGATTGATTACTACGTTGGCAGTTCGGTAGACACTTCTGGGATTCGCACAAAGCGCTTGCCTACGGGTGGCACTGAGTTTAATCCTGATGACCTAGGTGCTGCGATGATAGAGGATGACCAGCTTAGCGGTGACATAGTGGAGAATTACCTCAAGCATTCGCCTGACGGCTCAAAGCGCGCGATCGCATTCTGCCCTACCATTGACCATAGCAAGACACTGGTGGACAAGTTCAATGCTCATCCTAGCGGAATAAAGGCCCGTCACATTGACGGTTATACCGAAGAGGATCTAAGGCAGGCATTGTACGCAGATCACAAGGCAGGGCTATTCTCTGTCCTATCATGCAGTCGCTTGCTCGGGACCGGATACGATGCGCCCTATGTAGAGATGTTGATTGATTGCTACCCCTGCAAATCGAAGATAGATTTCGTGCAGCGCTGCGGAAGGGTGGCTAGGATATCTCCCGAAACTGGCAAGACTCGTGCGATCTACCTTGATCACGCCGGCAACATTGCAAGGAATGGCCAGCTACCCGATACGATTGTGCCCTATCAGTTAGACGACGGGACCAAGCGTTACAACGAGGACCGTCTGATACAGCAAGAAGAGCGCCAGCCAGTGCTCAGGCCGTGCCCAGTCTGCACAACTCAAATGAGCGGTAGACGGTGCAAGGCTTGCGGTTATGAGCTACCTGTAGACTCTGAGATTTACACTGACAACGAGATCCTCAAGAAGATCGAGCGTGAGAATATGCCCAAGCCTGAGCAGTTCTCAATAGACGATAAGTCTCGCTGGCTGTCAGAGCTCTACCACTACGCAAAGCTAAAAGGGTTTAAGCAAGGCTGGGCCCACTATAAGTACCAAGAGAAGTTCGGAGTAGCGCCGGCCAGAGTTAATCTGACCAAGGTTGACGGAATCTCTCTCGAGGTTAAGAACTGGATAACATCAAGGAACATTGCTAATGCACATCGACGAGCTCGCTAACCTATGCGACAAGCCCCGCAAGAACTCCAAGGGCTGGACCGTATGCTGTCCGGTTCACGGTGAGAAGAATCCCAGCATGGGACTTACCCTGGGCCGCAAGGGTGACATCATCGCCAACTGCTTTGCGTGTGGCGCTAACGGTATGGACCTCGCTGACGCACTGGGAATCAACAAATCAGAGCTTTTCGCCCAACCTCTGCAAAAGGGGCAGGACAGGCACTGGCAACTAAATTCTACAACGGACTCAGATGACGGCTTTATCGTAATACACGAGAGCGCCCTAAAACGCGGCGAGAAGCCACGCTATGACGACATGGTAGAGTATAAGCAAGCAAAGGCTAGACGAGCTCAGAGATCCGCTCTGGGCCTAGAACAGACGATAATCCCATGGGAGAAACTTTAATGATTAATACAGAGTATGACAGAGAGAAAGAAAGACTGAGGGCAAAGCTCGCTCAGGACAAGGCGGCTTACTTCGCCGCTGGTGGCAAGGTCACTAACTACCCTGCTCAAACCTTTGCCTCAAACCTTCACAGCGACTACAACGCCAGAAACAAGAAGGTAAACCTTCGGTTCGGATCAAGAATAGAGCCTAGTTTCCCTAATGCCGTGTTATAATTCAGCAATATGAAGCATTTACAGGATTTATCAAAATGAGCTCAGAAGGTCGTCCGCCTAGGGTGTTCTCACCAGCAGAAATTGAAGAGTGCCAGCGCTTGGCCGCGTCAATAACCAAGCGCCAACTCGCAGATTATTTTGGTTGTAGTTTCAATACCTTGCAGGCTGCTATGAAAAGGCAGCCTGAATTTAATGAAGCTTACAGGAAGGGAAAGGCCATGGCGATCATTCAGATGGCCGGATCATTGCAGATGAAGGGGCTGGACGGTGACGTGGGAGCTGCTAAGTTCTGGCTGTCTCACCAAGCCGGATGGTCTGAGACCAAGCGCACCGAGCTCTCTGGTCCTAACGGCGACCCCATTGAGATGGACGTTGACATGAAATGGACTATCGAGGTGGTTGAATGAGCACGGGCCCATGGGAAGGCGGCAAGGGCTCTCGGCTCCGCAAGTACAACGTGAAAAAGTATCTGGACAACTACAACAAGATATTCGGCAACGCTAAAGAGCCCGAAGCCAATGAAGAGCTTGGCAATAAATTTCTTGAGTCCGTAAAAGAAATGAAAGCTGAGATCTCTAAGAAGCGCCAAGACTAATGCCTAAGATGCAGATTCCCAAGAAGCTTCAGCCTTTCCTCAAGCCTAAGCGCATAAAGGTCGCGCTGGGTGGTAGGGGAAGTGGCAAGAGCATGAGCATCGCTGACTTGTGCCTGATGGACGCAATGACCAAGGGAATCAAGACGCTTTGCTTTCGTGAGTTCCAGAACAGCATAGACGACTCGGTGCTTAGTATTCTGCGCGCTGAGATAGATCGCCTTAACCTTGCAGGCTTTGAGGTCCAGAAGTCTCAAATCCTGTATGACGACGAGCCAGCGTTCCGCTTCAAGGGCATGGCCCGTGACCCAGAGGCCATTAAAAGTGCGCATGGGTTTCAGCGGTTCTGGGTGGAGGAAGCTCAGACAATCTCCTTTGACTCACTCAAGGCCCTAACGCCTACACTCCGCGAGGAGGGCTCAGAGCTCTGGTTCTCGGCTAACCCTCGGTCATCACTGGACGCATTCAGCCAGCGCTTCATCAAGCCGTTTGAGAAGGAGCTACTGCGCGACGGGTTCTATGAGGACGAAGACCATCTGATCATCATGATCAACATTGAGGATAATGCTCTAGCGCCTGACGTTCTAAAGCGTGAGATGGAGGGAGACAGGGATAGGATGAGCCCTGCCCTCTTTGACCATGTGTGGCGAGGCCATTTCCTAGATGACGTTGAGGACAGCATCATCCCAGCAGAGTGGTTTGATGCAGCGATAGATGCTCACGTTAAGCTAGGCTTTGAAGGAACCGGCGCAATCATCGCCTCACACGATCCCTCAGACGAAGGAGGGGACAGCAAGGGCTTTGCTCTACGCAAGGGGTCAGTAGTCCTAGACATCTGCGAGAAGGTCACAGGCGACGTTGCAGAGGGTATGGACTGGGCTCTACGCAAGGCCCGCGAGTGTCAGGCCGATTGGTTTGTCTGGGACTGTGACGGCATGGGCATAGCGCTCAAGCGTCAGGTAGATGCCGAGCTCGAGTCTACTGCAATGCAGAAGCACCAGTTCAGAGGCTCAGAGTCACCTGATGACGCAATGATCCCTTACAGCGGCTCAGACTCTAAGACCAACCGCGACACGTTCCTGAATAAGCGCGCGCAGTACTGGTGGAAGCTCAGGGACCGCTTCGAGGCGACCTACCGCGCAGTCACAAAGGGTGAGTACATAGACCCCGAGAATCTGATCTCTCTGTCGTCTGAGATCCCCGTATTACAGCAGCTCAGGTCCGAGGTGTGTCGTATACCACAAAAAAGGTCAAACAATGGTAAAATCGCCATAATGACCAAGATAGACATGGCGAAGAAATATCAATTGCCCTCACCTAACATGGGCGACGCACTAATGATGGCGATGTTTTCGCCGAAGCAGATCGCCAAGCAGGCGGTCAAAATCAATTTTCAGGGCTGGGGCTAGACTATGGCTGAGTACGAGAACGGAACAGAAGAGAAAGAAGAGGATCAGGAGTCGGGCCAGTATACCGAGGACGATCTCTCGTACAAGGCTAGTTACGATGAGCATCAAGACGTAATCAACTTACTGTCTTCTTGCCAAGAGGCGGACCACGACAACCGCGAGAACGCCCGCGAGTCTCACTTGTTCATAGACAAAAGGGACGGTCAGTGGGAGCCCATGTGGTGGAATTCGAACGCTAATCGTCCGCGCTATCAGTTCGACACAGTGAACCCAATCATTGACCAGATCTCTAGCGGCATCGAGGATGCTGATTACGATATCAGGGTGAGCCCAGCCGGCGGCAATGCGACGAAGGACGTTGCAGCGACCTATGACGGCATTATCCGCAACATTGAGAACCTATCTAACGCTAAGCAGATCTACTCTCAGGCAGCTCGTGGCATGGTCACCGGCGGCTTTGATGCGTGGCGTGTATGCCATAAGTATGCAGACGACAACTCATTCGATCAGGACATAATGATCGAGAAGATCGCTAACCCGCTTGATCGGGTATGGTTTGATCCGGCAGCAGAGAAGCAGGATAAGAGCGACTCTCGCTATGCGTTCGTGCTGCATCCGGTAGCCGTAGACGAATACGAAAGCCGCTGGCCTGAGGGCTCTGGTGAGTCTGTCTCTGATGACCGTGACGGCGATGCTTACTTTGACAAGGCAGAGGTCATTGTTGTCGGTGAGTTCCTGTATGTAGAGTCTGAGGACCGCGAGCTCGTGCTCATGAGCAATGGCCAGACCCATGAGGTCAGTGACGACTTTGACAAGATCAAAGACGACCTTGAGGCTATCGGGGTGACCGAGGTGAAGCGCCGCAAGCGTAAGATGCACAAGGTCTGCTCTAGGTTCTTTGATGGCAAGGACTGGCTAGAGGATGACCGCGACACAGTATTCAACCGAATCCCTGTTGTGCCTGTATACGGCAACTTCAAGATCTTCGAGAATAAAACGATCTACTGGGGCGTGGTTGAGAAGCTACTAGATCCGCAGCGCGTCCTTAACTACGCGATGAGCCGTGAGATCGAAGAGGGAGCTCTGGCTCCACGAGCCAAGTATTGGATGACCCCCGCCCAAGCATTAGGGCACGAGGACCAGCTACGCACCCTAAACACAAACAATGATCCGGTGCAGTTCTTCAACGCTGACCCTGAGTTCCCATCTGTCCCGCAGCAAAACGGTGGAGCCCAGATCAACGCAGGTCTGCGCACTGTTGCTCAGGCAATGCAGGGCATGATCAACGCAACGGCTGGTATGTTCGCAGCCAACATGGGCGACAACCCTAACGCTCAGTCAGGCGTTGCTATACGCCAGCTACAAGACAAGGGCGACAACGGCACTCTCAAGTACAGCCGATCAATGGAAATTGCCATACAGGCTACAGGCCAGCTCATCAAGGACGCCATCCCCAAGGTCTACGATACCGAGCGGACTATTCGTGTTCTCAAGGAAGACGAGTCCTATGACATGGCGGACATTAACCAGAAGGTGGTTGATAACGCTACCGGCGAGATCGTGGTGATAAACGACCTGAGCGTTGGTGTCTACGACGTAGTATGCAAGGCCGGCCCAAGCTACAAGAATCGCCAGCAAGAGACTGTAGAGGCCATCACCAATCTAGCGCAGATAGACCCGTCGCTGATGCAGATCGCCGGCGACCTACTACTGCAAAGCGTGGCTACCCCAGCGGCAGGCCAGATCGCAGAGCGCAAGCGGGCCCAAATGATTCAGCAGGGCTTGATCCCTATGAAGCAGCTAACCGAGGAAGAGATGGCCGAAATGCAGCAGCAGCAGATGCAGGCACAAGGCCAGCAGCAGCAGCCTGATGCGGCAATGGTTCTCGCTCAGGCGGAGGGCATGAAGGCTCAGGCAGAAATGCTTAAGGCTCAAGTGGACCAAGCCAAGCTGCAAAATGACCAGATGAAGCTACAGATCGAAGCTCAGAAGCTACAGCTAGAGCAAGCCAAGATCGAAGCTCAGGTTATGAATTCTCAGTCTAGCGCTCAGATCGACGGGTTCAACGCAGAGACCAAGCGCATTGATTCGCAGATCAAAGCTCAGCAGGCCGGTGCGACTATTGACCGAACGCAGATTCAGGCATTCGGTGACGAGCTCGACAATCAGGCCAAGATGAACGACATGATGGATGAGCAGCGCCGCAAGGCCCAACTCGGCATGATGAGCCCTGAAGACCTAATGAGGATTGCTAACGGTGGCTAAAACCAATCAGGAGCTCGCTCAGGAGCAGTTAGACTCCATGGGTATACAGTGGAAAGGCGCAGAGATGAAGCCCTTCTCGCCGTCTATTAACCCGTTCAACCCTAACTTTCGGGCGACGGTAGGTAGCAAGCTGCGTGAGTGGATTGACGATAGTGGTATAGGCGGTGGTTATAGGCAAGGGCTTATCAACGCTGGGGAAGGCATTGAGACAGCTATAGACTTCACGCCGATTATTGGTGACGCGGTAGGGGTTGGTGATACGGCGCAATCTATTCGTCAAGGCGATTTGTTAGGCACTGCAATCAATGGCGGCTCGGTTATGCTTGGCGCTATCCCTATAGCCGGCGATGTCTTGGCTAAGGGGCTAAAGAACCTGACCAAAGAAGAGATCAATCAGGGCGCGATGTCATCTCTTCGCGAGGCATTGAACGTGCCCATTGAAAGATTTGAGCCATTGGTCGGCGCCCCGAAGTACAGCGGCCCTCTTGATCCTGCTGGCGTAGATGCTCCCACGGCTCGATTTGCAATGGTGACCGCAGAGAACCCGCCAAACATGAGCCTGACTGATTCGGAAAATATCCTTAGAAGCGAGCAATTAGGCGAAGAGCTAATAAGGGAATACGGCCCAGACAACGTATCTCTGGTAAAGGGTGATTACGGAAGTCCTGAGCGAACTTATATGGTCGAAGGCATGGACCCAATTGCTGCGGCCAACATCGGCAACCGCTACGGTCAGGACTCAGTATTTACGGACAGAGGCATACTATATACCTCTGGGTCCGGCAGAGCTGGCGCAAGGGAGCAGATCAATCCGCTGACTGGCGAGTACGGGCAGCAGATCTACAAACCTAACATAGACTCTGAGCTGGACAGTTTCTACACTGAGATACAGCCAAAGCGCGGCGATCCTATCCGGTTTAGTTTTCCTATAGACTTCAACACTAAGCTCGAATACCCCAGTGGCGAACTGGCACCTGCAAGCGCTAGAGGCGTTCACTTTAGCCGGCAAGAAGGATTGACTGAGACAAACCCAGAATACTACGGCACAGGTTCAGCTGGGGCAGAGCAGGCGTTTGTAGGTCGCGGGCGTAGAGCGTATGGGGAAGGACCGCTAAGGACGTATTTCTACACGCCCTCAGGTTCTGAGCTTGACGTAAGGCCAGAGCAAGTAGTGACTGGCGCTAATCGTTACAAGAGCACTCTGAATAACCTATATGACATCAAGAGCGACCCTGAGGGGTTGGTGCCATTTTCTAAGGGCCGTACTGACTTAGAGCGAATGGTGCAGTCACGAGGCTACTCAGGGATACTAACCGACTCGCTATCCAGCCCAGAAATGGGCAGGTCCGGATCTGCTGCGGTATTTGGTAATCAACCGGTATCAAGTCTACGGGAGCCCTAGTCGGCTCCTGTTAGAATCCTGATCTTTCCTTCGAGCTCTTCTTCGAGCTCTTTGGATCGCTCAAACTCACCGTAAGCGTGACAGCTCAATATCTCCCCCACCATTGCCATCAAATCATCTGAGATCTGATCGGGATCGTCTGTCTCAAATACTTCGAATAAATCACTCATAAATCACCGTTGGTCAAATTGACTAGATTTTGTTGATTTTAACCTGTTTATGCTATAATCACCAACAGGCCACCAGACCTTCATCTGGGCATTTACCTTTAAGGGGCACAACATGAGCGAGCTGCAACCAGAAGACAACTACGAGTACGAATCCGAGGACGACGTAACCACGGAGCCGGAGGTAGAAGAAACTGAAGATTCTGCTGAGGGGCAGGATACCGATTCAGCACCGGAGGCGGGGGAGACCCCAGAGAAAGAAATCAAGTTCGATGAAGAGCAGCAGCGTGTATTTAACGATGCAGTCGGCAAGAAGGTTTTCAAGCTTCGAGAGAAGGAGCGTGAAGCCGAGTCGCTGAAAAAGCAGTTAGATGAGTTACAGGCCAAGCTTGGAGAACGTCAGGCGCCAAAGATTCCAGATCTGCCGGATCCGTTTAGACTCTCAGATGAAGAGTATAGACAGAGCCTACATAGAAGGGATCAGGCGCTTAGAGCCGCTGCGGAATACGATATGCAGCAGCAAGCCGTCCAGCAGCAGCAGCAAGCGCTAAAGCAGCAGGAATGGCAAAAGCAGCAGGAGGAAATGACCACTAAGGTTAAGTCCTACTCTGACAGGGCAACTAAATTCGGCATTACGCCGGAGCAGTTACAGGAAGCAGGCAACGCGGTAGCGCAGTTTGGGATCGACGAATCTCTCGTGAATATTATTCTTGATGAGACCGACGGGCCCCTGATTACCAAGTACCTTGCCAAAAACCCGTTAGAGCTTGACGCGTTGCGATACCTGCCGCCAGCGCAAGCAGCAGTAAGGATAGCGACAGAAATCAAGCAGAAAGCTGCATCGCTTAAACCCAAGGTAAATAACGCTCCGGATCCGCTGGAGCAGCCTCATGGCGCTGGAAGTGCCCCCAAACCTAGGGGCCCGCAAGGCGCTACATTTGAATAGGAAAGGTAATAGATCATGGCTAATAATTTAAACAGTAACGTCACACGGAAAGTCGCTCGCGTCTTTCTTGATGCTTTTGAAGCTTCACGAGTTCTAACCAAGACAGTAAACACGCAGCTCCTGAGCGGCAAGTTCAACCCGTCTTCTGGTTCTAACGTAGACTTCAAGCGCCCGCACGACTACAACTCTATCCGTACTTCTGGTGGTGATATCAGCGGTTCTGATAAGTCAGACATCATTGCAGGTAAGGCAACTGGTACAGTACAAGACTACTTCACTGCCGCTACTGAGTGGGGCAATGTTGAGGAAGCGCTTGAGCTAGACCAACTCGACCAAATCCTTGAGCCTATGGCCCGTCGCATTGTGACTGACCTTGAGCTTGATCTTGGCGCGTACATGAACAAAAACGCTTCACTCAAGTATGGTACTCACGGTAATGCCGTTGATGCTTGGGGTGACGTTGCTGGTGCTGGTGCATTGATGGACTCTATCGGCGTTCCAATGAGCGACGAGAAGTATTACATCATGAACCCATTCACTACTACTGCGCTGTCTTCAGCTCAGAACGGTTTGAATGCGGCTGATGGCCTTGTTCGCACAGCATGGGAAAAAGCACAGATCAGCCAGTCTTTCGGTGGCATGATGGCGCTTACTTCTAACGCACTGCCTAGCTACACTTCAGGTACTACTACTGACCGTGCCGGCGCACTAGCAGCGGCTCCTGACGCAACTTACGTCACAGCTAAAGACACTATGACTCAGGTTCTTTCTTTGAACGGTCTGGGTACTGGTACTATCAAAGCTGGTGACATGGTAACTATCGCAGGCGTTAATCGCCTCAACGTAGCTACTCGTCAGCCTATGATTGACGCAACTGGCGCTGTCGTTCCTTGGACAGGCACTGTGCTCGCAGACGTAACGATTGCAGGCAACGCTGCTACAGTTACTGTTTCAGGTGCTGCTATCTACGAGGCCAACGGTCAGTACAACAACGTAGACGCTGCTCCTGCAAACGCTGCGGTTGTAACGATCCTTGGTGCTGCTTCAACTCTGTACCAGCCTAACCTCTTCTACACGAAGCAAGCGTTCGGCATGGGCACTGTTAAGCTGCCTAAGCTCTACTCAACTGACACTATCGCTACTACTAGCGACGGTATGTCAATCCGAGTATCTAAGTACGCAGACGGTGACGCGAATACTCAAAAGATTCGTTTCGACTTACTCCCTGCATACGCAACCTTCAATCCGCTGTTTGCGGGTAAGGGCTTCGGTGTATAGCACTGACTGATGATGGGGGCTTCGGCCCCCTGATTCTTTATGGTAATCAGCAAGGTGCGAATAATGGCTGGACTGTACGAAAACATCCACAAGAAGCGCAAGCGCATCAAGCGTCAAAAAGCTGAAGGCAAGACTCCTGAAAGAATGAGGAAGGCTGGGTCGAAAGGCGCACCTACTGCACAAGCGTTTAAACAATCAGCTAAAACAGCAACATTTGAGTGAGGTGACTTATGCCAATGGTTAAAGGAAAGAAATTCCCTTACACGAAAGAAGGCAAGGCAGCGGCTGACAAGGCCATGAAAAAGAAAGGCAAGGCTAAAGCTAAAGGAGCTACATACGAGTAATGGCTACTGTAGCGCAAGTCGCAAAAGCATCACTCCAGCGAATTCTGGTTCAAGCATCTGAGTCTCCTCTGGA